CGCTGTCATGGCTACCTCGCTGTTGAGTACCGCTGTCATGGCTACCTCGCTGTTGGCTACCGCTGTCATGGCTACCTCGCTGTTGAGTACCGCTGTCATGGCTACCTCGCTGTTGAGTACCGCTGTCACATTCTCAAAGCCAGCGGCTGCGCCGCTGGCACCCGCCATGATCTTAGCCATTGGCCAATCGCAATACTTAATAATCTTATCGTAGAGCGGTGAATTAACTATATTAGTTACATAAGTCCAATCATTGCACACATCTTCAAAACTAACTAACTGACGCAGTTTTTCTGAATTGATTCTCAAATATGCATCAATCACATAACCAATATCGTATTGCTTAAGTGCCCAAGCGCATGTTTCCTCATTGAACGCTTCAGCAAGTGTGAGTTGAATCAGCATTATATTAAGTGGGCGTGTTAGTTCCTTTTTCTTGATGGAACTATTTATCGCATATGCTATTTCAGCCCAACTCATGATTTATCCTCCGTTTTTGGAAAACAATATCTCATAATCAATTTCTCCTTTCTAAACCACGGAAGTAACGATGTTTACGCCAAATCCAGTGTCTTTTTTTATTGAATAAATGACTACTCCTGCCTGATAATAATCGACCTGTTCAGCTATGGTATCTCCAAAAGTTGTTGTCTTTTTCAGAATAATATCATCATTATTCTCTGTGTCCACGATTATCGATACAATCTGATCACCAAATTCATCAAGTTTTTTAACACCCTTGTAATTTAAGATATTATCCTCAGTAAGCATATTAATCAGTATGTTTGCTGATAGTTTTGTACCATCCTGAAGCTTAATGTAATCCTTTTCCAGCAGTACCTTTTCATATAGCACTGCACCGTTCTGCACAATGTTGTAATAACGCTTACCGTCATTACCGACTTGTTCATCTAAAAATGTAGGTCTCATTCAAACTCATCTCCTCCCAGTGTGCATTTAAGCACTTGCATTCCTTCTTGCACGCTTTTTAATACATGTGGCATCAGATAGAGGTTTCGCTCGATGTTGTTTTGTGTAACGTGAGTGGCCCCAGTCATCCTCCGTGGTACTTCTCCCATTCTGCCGTTTTTGATGGAACCCATTAAATTCAACACACTCAAACAATAATCACTCATCAGCTGCAGGTCTTGAAAGTCATCCATTGTAAAATCTGTTTTAACAGGAATCGTTACATCGTATCCCCACTGTCGATACATTGCATTGATATATCGACATGCTTCAGCGACGCGATTCAGATCACTGCAATTAAGACAGCCTTTTAAATCGGAAGACCATTCCTGCTTTTCTGCATCCGTTAGGTTTTCATAACCTTTATTGCGTAAATAAACCGCTCGGTTAACATCCGCAGCTGTACGGTCATAAATCAGTCTATCAAGAATCATAATCAAGCACCTCACAATCAGCTACGATCTTTGATGAATTTAAATTGAATGTATTTGAGATCACATGCCCTCTCTTTTCCCCCAGATACTTTGTTGAATAATTGATCAAGTCCCCTACTGATAACTCATCACTCACGATTTTCACATTTGCAATCGAAGTTCGAATGAAAAAAGCATATAGATTATTCAATACAGTAGCAGCATTATATTTAGAAACTAATGTAGCTGAAGAAACTTCCATGATGTTCTGAAGCTCATTGGCCGCTGTTGTTGGATTTTTCTTACTCATGATCGTCATGTTGTCCTCATAGCCATAACCACTCAAAACGTAGTCGCCGGCAGCTTCGATAATAGCGTAATTAGCACCACTTAATGTAATGCTGCCACCAGTTATAGATAAGTCTGAATAAGCCCCGGAGAACGTGATTTCAACTGTTCCTGTTGCATTTCCTTTTGCTATCTCATCTGGTTCTATTTTCTTAACATAGTCATGCACAGTGAGTCTTACTTCTGTAACCTTTTCTTCTTGATCGAAGGTTGAATTTTCCATGATCTGCATATATTCACCATTTACTGAAGTTGGCATCTTATACATATCAATGACACTTGATCTTGATGTATCCGCTGTTGCACTGCATGCAAACAAGACCTGCTGCAGTGCTTCTCTAGCTGTGCCAATCGGTAAATATCCATATAAAGGGATATCCACGAACGAATCGACATCCAGCAGATAAGGTACATGGCACGTATCCATAATATCTTTAATAATCACGCTTGCCATTTCGCCAGTAAAAAGGCCTCCATTATAGGAAGCTTTCGTTAATACGCCGATATAGTCAGAAGTCGTGATATCCCAAGTCGTCTCTGCCTTCTGACGTGCTTTGTCGATGAAGAAAACACCAATCAGCTTGCCGTTGTAATATAGTTCTAATGGTTGCTTCTTTTGAAATAGAAAGGCAATAGGATCTTCAGAAACTAATGTGAAATTCATATTGTTCACTGAAAGCTCTGAACTTACTAGATTAACTTCCTCCGCCACCTTCACATTCATCAATTCGTCATTGGTGAACACTCTAGTGATGCCATAATCGATCAGATTCAATTTCAAGTAACGTTCTGGCAGTGAAGTCTCATAAAAAATGAATTCAATTTTATCAACATTAGTAAGCTGCTTATTCGTGAAGAATTGCGGTTTATTGATATGATAGGTTTCATCCGATACCAATTCATTTAAAAAGTATGCCTTCATACTGAACTTCCTAGCATACTCATAATGATTTTGATCGAAGGTAATGGTAAGTCCGACAAATGATACCGGCGTACTGTATGTTAAAGTAAGCTTAACTGGTGTTGTAAAGCTGCAATCCGCACCACTTTTAGTCAAGCTCCAATAACCAAAATCACCATTATAATTAAAGTCAGCCGAAGTACCATCAAGGACTCGACTGTTATGTTCGCAAGTCGCATAACCTTGAAAGTTGCCTGTATCTCTATTCAGCTGTGTTAAATCATTGAACGGCTGCTTATCCTCTGCGGTTGGATTACAAAACAACTTAGCAGTTGGTGATACATCTTTATAAATTAATTTTGTTTCACTCATGGTCTTCTTATTGGCTCCATGCAGACTATTTCAATAGACAGATCGCCCCAGTATCTTATCCCATGTCTTACATACTTTAATGTATCTGATCCGCTAGACACATATCCATCAAACTGTAGTTCAGATTGCCCATAGGGGAACGCGAAAGAATGACTATCTACAGGTGCCGATAAGATTTCATAAAGATTATCATAATCTGCCGGGGATAGCTTATTGGTATCGATCGCCAATGTATAATTGTAGTAAGTACCAATGATATCCCTTGTCATGGATCCATTTAATAATCGTCCTGCATTCTCACCGTCAAGAATCGTAAATTTACGTTTGATTGAATCCTCAGCCAGAAACACAGCATCTACGTCATAAGTAACACCATCAACACTAAACATTAAAATCTGCCTCCTTTTGCTAACTGCACACCGACACGCTGCTTCTCTTGGTTGTTTGCTTTATAAACAGCTCTAGCAAACTCAATGCCATCCATTTCCAAAACAATGGTGATATTACGATTACTGCCCGTATTGTCTAAAACTTCTTGAAGCGCCTGCTTCATTGTTGATAATGGTGAAACGACTTCTTCTTCAGACTTGTTATCACCTAGTACAGCCATGAATGGGTTATTAGGCGATACGACCGAACCGGTTGCAAGATGCGGAATACTGAATGTTTCAGGCATTGCAGAATAACGTGACATTCTTGAGCTAATTGATCCGCTGTCCATTGATTCTAATCGTTCCATTGCTGAGATTGCACTTGACACTGAACTTTGAATTGAAGATGCTGCACTTCTTGCAGCTGCTGCCGCTGCATTCATCGTATTCTGCACTAACTGCAGCATTACCTTTAATTGTTCATCTAAAGCATTCATCATCGCTTTAAACGCATTGATCAATCCAGTCATCATCTTTTTACCTTCATCAAAGAAATAGAGTGAATAAGAGCCTTCAGTTTTAAACCCTTTTTGCCATAACTCTTTTATCTTTTTAACAGCATTTGATAAAGCATCTAGCGCTGTCTGTAATGTATCATTGATACCTTGTGCAAGACCTGGCATGATGAATGAACCTAAGTATTCAAACTCGCCCGATGGGGAGTGGATATCTAAAGCAGATCTGGCACTATCTAATAGCTGGCTGCCGATTCCTGCCGCTACTTTTCCTACACCAGCGACACCATTTTTGATACCTTTGACAATATTGCTGCCAAGTTCAGCCCATTTATCTAGAGTAAACCACGGTGACACATCATTTTGCCACCATGATCCTACTGCCGAACCCCAATCAGAAGCAAACTGTCCTATCGAAGCTGTAATAGAGTGCCACATATCCGTGAAGAATTTGCCAACATCACCAAGCCGGCTGCCTAATCCATTTAAAAGGCCTTGCATGACATTAACCCCGATTTCAGCAAATACAGTGCTGGGTGAATGGATCCCTAAAAGGTACTTAAACGCATCAACAATCGGTCTGACGATATTTTCATCGATCCAGTGAACAATGTTAGAAATCGTTTGTAATAGCCCGCCTAAGAAACCATCACCACTGTTTTTACCAAGCTCACTAAAGAACCCGACAATGGTATCCCATGCAGCATCGATGGCAGATAATATCAGACCTGCAAAGGCGGCGGCTATACCCAGATAGTCAAGATTAAGAAAAGCATCTGCGATAGAAGCACCTACTTGATCCCACGGCGTATCCCGTATTTTCTGGCTGATCGAATTGATAAAGTTAATCACAAACACGCTCAATCCTGCTGCCAGCGCGCCTAAATCAGCCGTAGCAACCATATTGCCAAACATCTGAATAAGACCACCAATAAATGTACCTAAAGCAGTACCCGCCATGCCCCAGTTGAAATTTTGTACTGCTCCTGTTATGGCTTCACCAATAAAAATACCAATGGAATCCCAGTGTAAGTTCGTTACGAAACTATAAGCAAAGAAAAATGCAGTATTCAACCCCTGAGCGATCGAATTTCCTATTTTATAGCCTAAATCTGGAAATTCGACAAAGCCATTGATCAAGTTAGCCAGATTAGTACCAATCAAACTAGCTTGGTTCTGAATAGGACCCCATTTGATACTATCTAAAGCTTTAGATAACCGCTCACCAATGATAGTTCCTATTGAATACCAGTCACCATTGATGATGTTTTCTTTTATCTTATCCGCTAAATTGATAATCTCTGAGCTGATTTGTGCTTCCTCAAACATATCACTTGCATCTGTACCACCACTAGTTGAAGAACTGCTGCTCAGCTTTTGCAACGTGTCAAAAGAGGCAACCTGTTTTTCCTGTGCTTTTGTACTACCGGCGGTTGCCTTTCCATAGTCCACCTGAGCTTTCTTAGCTTTAGTGAAAATGGTCGCTGTGCCCGTTAACCTGGCTGTCAGCTGTGCGATCATATTGATCAGATTCACGATTGATTCTGTAACCATATCCACGATTGGAGCGATCGCTGATAAGATAGGTGCAAAGGCTGTAGCTAAGGCATTACCAACATAGGTAACATTGCTTTTAAGGCCGGACATCGTATCGTTGAATGTGGACGAATAAGCAGCTAGATTACTGATACCTTCTTTCGCCTGATTGATCATGGCCATAATCAACCTACGTGTGACCATGAGCTTCATCATCGTACCCAATCTTGATACTTTCTTCATCATGCCATCAATTGGATTGACGGCCTTTGCCGTTTTGGTTCCAAAGCTCACGATACTCTTTGCACCATTAACAAATGCCCTGCCAGTCTTCTTGACCGCTGCTACTAGACCTTTACCTAAGAGCTTGGTTAACCCTAACACGGCTTTCTGTGTGCTATCCATAAAGACTGTCAGAGGATTATTCATCCTCTTTACATAGCTGTCATATTTCTGTTGAGCGGTATTCAAGTCTTCTTGGGCTGATTGTGTATTCTTTTCAGCAACGGTCAATTCGTTATATGCCTCTTTCACAAGGCGTAATGAAGCCGCAAAATCGTCGTGATCTTTAGCAAGTGATAAAGTATAACCTTTATCAAACTTGGCTCCCCAGGCTTCTTTATCCTTTGCTGCTTCATAACTTCCGTATTGGTTTTCAAACTTTTTTCTAAAGGTCGCATTCGTTGCATCAGTATCGTACTTAGCACGTATCTTATTTGACTTTGCTTGAGCTGCTTCAGCTTTTTTATTGAGCTTATCCTGAGTTGCCTGAAGCTTCTTTAGCTCACGCTCCGCATTGATCACATTCTTTTTAAGATCATCAATATTTAACTCAGTATCAATCACAACCGATCCATCTGATTTTCTAGCCACTCTCATCACCTGCCTTACCGAGCAACTTCCGGAACTGCTCTATTTTCAGTTTCTCTTCCGGACTTAATTTAAGCGGCAAATCTATGATATCTTTATTTTGCCGGTAAAATTCTTTATCCGCCTTGTCCATCTTTCCCTTTGCCTTGCGATCACGTACACCAACAAGGCGATTAAAAAAGCAATCGGGGTTCAAATCTAAAAACATATACATGAATTTCCACCAGTGGATTTTCTCATTATCAAGGTCGATCCCGTGGGATTGTCTGATTGCGGAATAGATATACTTTGCATCCTTTTCCCACGAAAACAAAGTGACCGAAATGCCTGCCTTTTCCTTTCCGTGTTCATTACAATTTAAAAAGGCGATCGCATATTCAACCGCCTTTTCTAAATCATTAGGGATTTCTTTATACAATAACTGCAGCATTACAATCATTTTCTCCTGCATCGTCAGCCCATCATCCTGCATTGCGAACATGATTTTTAATCCGATCCTGAAATCGGTATTCAAGCCATAGTCCTTGCCGTCTATCTTCACCTTGCTTGGGAACTGATCGACTAAAATATTCATTAGTTGAGGCCTTCAGTTTCCTCTGCTTGGGTGTACTTTGATACTTTCTTTTCGCGAGCTTTATCGAAATAAGGTGTTAACTGTTCAATAAAATCAATATACAGAACAGCATTTTTTGACTTACCAAATAATCGCTCACAAGTCCCTGCGCCAAAAAGAAGATCAAACTTAGCTCGTACAAAATTCACCAATTCAAGATTCTCTTTAAAGTACAATTCATTTGCCTTTGAAAGACCAAACGAATTAGCTGTTTTGTCTTGCTTGGTAAGTGCCTGCACTTTCCCCTTTATGACTTGGTCTTTTTTATGCAGTTCGTTCAGAAAATCATAAAAGTTAGCAGCAAATTCCGCATCAAATGGATCAAATTCAAACTCATCAACTTTATTACCTTTGCCATCCAAAATGTCCAATACAATGACATCTTGATTTAATAATTGAATGCTTGCCATATTTCCTCCTTATGCCGCGCTGCCGGTCGGTGTGAATGTCTTAGTCGTTGGGTTGAAAGTTCCTGAACGCTTGATGCCGGTGTAGTGAATGTTGTACTCGATTTTTAAAGCTTCTGTGTCTCCCCCAAAAGAAGTCACTTCAATATAGGCATCTTCCTCAATTGCCGGATAAGCTCCTCCTGTTGCAGTCTCAAACAAATCCACATTGCATACAGTTGCCTTAACATCATCAAGTGTCTTTTCATTGTCTACGATGCCCTTCAGCCACTCAAATACAGGATCCCCTTTACGGCATACATAAGGGGCAACCGTTGATTGTTTCTCATAGCCTTTTAGGTTGATCGATGTCGTACCGAGAATGTTCTTTTTCTTTTCGATATCGGCATTCATTTCAAGCGCAAATTCTTCTAAATCTTCACCGATGACGGCATACTTTGCACTTTCCGTACCTGGCTTAACAAACGTCTGCCATAGTTCTCTCTTAATCTTTTCCATCTATTTTCCTTTCCTATACCTGAAGGTATATATTGCTTTAAATACTGCTGTATTATTCTTCAGACCATCTTCCAGAGTGGGTGTTGATGTCATCCTCAGCTCCTGGGGTTCAACGCCTTCAGGCAGTACGGTCTTTAAATAACCAAAATTGCTTCGTTCCTCTTTGTAAAAAAGGGTTGCGATGTCATTCAATGGCTGGCTTAAGGCCAACACATCATTGACTGAAGCTGCCCTAGCGCGGTAATACACTGCAAAGGGCAATTCAGCCACATAATCACCTGTAATATATTGCTTTACCATTGAGCCGGTAAGCTGCTTAAAACATAGATTCGGCATCTCATGAGTGATAAATTCCAGCTCCCATGAAATTCCGTTAATTTTGATTTTTGATATAAATTCTTTAAACAGTACGTCAACGATCTGACGAGTTTCTTCGATTGCTAATGATTTCATGACTTGATCACCTTCTCCACTTCCTTGATCCAGCGCTTTGTGTAGAGGTTCTTTGAGTGTTCAAACCACTCTGACATACCTCTCTTAAACTGCAGTGCCTGCATTGGATCCTTGTACTCCTTGATTGCACCTTTTTTAGCCCACGGACTTTTAGTATCGGGATCAACCATGACATAACCGGTATAAAGATAGTGAGCATAGGGTCCTTGATAGATAATTCTTGGCAGTGCATCATTCAATGAATCTGCAACTGAGTTCTTTAGATATCCGCTCTCAAAAGGTACAAATGGATCTGTATCTTCCACAACTACCTGCTTCAACCTCATCTGAGCAGCTTCTCTTTTAGCTTCATACTTCTTGATTAACGCTTTACTATCAAGATAAATATCTATGTTGTATTTCATCGCAGCAACAATTCTAAAAAAGCCGGTTTATTATCCGCCGGCTTATCTTTTTTGATATCGTTTAACGTGAAAGCATTCTGTAAATCATCAGTATGTTCAAGCCTGACTAAAGTTCTGCCCTTGATAAGTAATGGCATCAAATCCTTTACTGGTTCAGCACCATATGCCTGGAGGTCGTTTAGGTCAATTACCACAAGCACTGAATTAGTATCCTCAATGCCTTTCGCTGACTGATTGATGCCATAGTTTTCATCCACTCGAACATAATCAACAAATGTAGTTTGATAGGTTACGTCAAACTCCTTATCAATCGGTGTAAACAGTGTGATTTTATCCTGCCTTACTCGGCGCGGTGAAGCTCTCATAAGCACCTCTGCAAATAGCCCTTAGCTCTTAACTGCCGTTTTAGATTCGATACAGCTAATGGTGAAAGAGGAACCCCATTGAAGAATTCCATCTTATTCCCTGCACCGATTGAATAAGTAAAGCCACCAGTTGATACCTGTTTTAGATCAAGGTCATTCTGCCCATAAAAAGCATTCACACCGCCGTTCGCTGCAATCATATCAAGCTGATAAAAATAGATCATGTCTGTGTCAACCATTTCATCAAGTGTCGGAAGCATACGCCAGTGAGGCACTAGAACCGTTGCCGTATAATCAAGCAGCAATTCTTTTACCAAAGGCAGTAGCTGATTAAATTCATTCTCGCTAACGACACCGCCTAGCTGCTTGTACTCATCATAGGTCATAAACTACTCCTTAGGTGGGGTGTTTTCTGTGCTCTTAACTTTTTCCTTAATGACTTCACCTTTGTAACCTTTGGCAACCAACTTGTCGTAGAGATCTTTATCCTCAAATTCAACTGACTTACCACCAATAAAAGCCAATCCCCATGAGACACCGGTAAAGTTTTTTACCGGTGTTTTTATAACGTATTTTACCATCGCTTCTTCTTCCTCCTATTCTGATGCTTTCACCGGAGCAACCTGAATGCCACGGAAAACACCGGCGCGCTTTGAGTTCTTCAACGCGATACCGGCAACTAATTCAACTTCGCCTTTCTTAACAGCACCTGGTTCATCTTTACGTGGAAGATAAGTCTTGATGATCTTGTTACCGGTAGGTGAGACACCGTGGAAACCATCTAAACCGATGCGTACTGCATAGATATCTGTTGTGCCGTCCGCAGCAATCGCAACGATAGGGTTTGTTTTAGTACCGTCATAGTAGTTTTCTAAATCCACCATAGGAATGCCATCCCAATTATCTACTGATGCGCCAAACGCATTCTCTGTTCGGCTGTAATAACCTGCACGGCGTGCCACTGATTTCATTTTGACTAACATCGTTGAGTTCATCAGCAACATATCCGGCTTACCATCCAATTTTGAAATGAAGGTCAGCATATTATCTAAGAACTCATCAAAGTTTGTGGTCATGGCTGCTGATGTTGATAAATCAACGCCACTGGTAGGTTTGTACTCTGTATCAGTACCTGTAAGAATTTTATCTAAGCCATCAAAGTCTGTTTCCTTTGAAGTGGAATCGCCATTGATTACTTCGTTGTGAAACTGATTGGCTGTGGCCTTCGTCTTCTCAGATACTTGGAATGCGATCTCTGACTGTGCTGCAGTGTCTTCTAGTACACGGTCAACCTGGAAGCTGCCACCCATGATCTTTAAATCTGTGGTTGCTTTTTCCTTGATGGCTTCACCTGGTACATACTCACTATTTAATGCACGGCCGGCAGCAACAGAAGGCGTCTTTAATCTGATGTATCCATAGGTCAGTGTGGAACCGCCTGTGCCGGGTGATACGGCGTTATCAAATACTAAACGATCTAATAATAACGATGAGCGTCTGAACTCATCAATGACGGCCTGATCGACCTTGTCGGCCATACCGACTTTTGCTTGTGCTAATGTTAATGGCATTTATTTGCCCTCCTTTATTTATAAAAATCTGAGATTGCGGATTCCAATGAAGGTGTCTGTGCCGGCTGTCCGCCTTCATGGCTTCCGCCTGTGTTTACGACTACTGGCGGTTTAGTACCACCATCATCATTTGCGAATGCTTCAGGGCATTCGGTTTGTAAAGATTTCATGAAATCATCAGCTCCCAGTAACTTGTCTCCTTCCAGTTTCAGTTCTTTGGATAGAAGCTTATTGAGTGCTGACTCCTGCGCTAATTTTGATGTGAATTTATATCCAGATAAGAGTTCCTTAGCTACTGATTCACGCTTCACCTTTTCAATCTCTTTTGCGGAATTTGCTTCTAGATCTTTGATTTTCTGATTCAGCGCATCAACATCGATACCCTCAAACTTTTTAGCTGCTTCTTTCAGCGCTGCAAGCTCAGTATTAAGGGTAGCAACCTCTGACTCCTTATCTGTGTATTTTTGCTTGGCAACATACTCACCACTGGCCAAGTTAGCGAGTTTCACTTTATTGTTACCTTTCAGCTTCTCAGATACCTGTGCATATAATTCATCACCTAAAAATTCTTTTAACCATTCCATATGTTTTCTCCTGTGTTTTTTATATCCGGTTCTCTCCGGTTATTAGGGGCATAGTTTAAATGTCATATGCAGGACCAGCAGCAGTTTATATGCCATGCTCAGGGCTAGAAATTTGATAAATCATCTTTGATAAATTTCGGCAGTTTACGCCGCGGTGGATCCATATAGATGCTCCTTTCTTTTTCTTTTCGACCACAAAAAATGCAGGTACTCTCTTCAATGAGAACCCTGCATTTTAATTCATGGTCATAATAAGTCTTATCAATCGTTTTTACATAGGCATGATTACACACCTCATCACCTTCCTTCAAGGTAAAAAAAACACCTTATCGGTGCTTATCTTCAATTCCGTATTTCAGTTTCAAATCTCTAAAACGAGCAAAATACTCATCAGTTATTCTTCTAGTATTAAATCCCCCATCAAGTCCTCGCGGCTTAGGATGTGTTTTATCCCACTCCAACTCATTTACTTCGATAGTCTCAAACATCTCTGTAAATAACTTAACTGCTTCTTTTTCAAACTCTTTATTTTCAAAGTTCAGCATACTGATTAAGTTTTTAGCTGTATCGTTCATTTCTTTTTCCTCCAATAATTCAAATTTCGATGCAAACACTCATCTGTCATCATTGCATGCCTACCATTTAAAACATCATACCAATTATAATAATCAAAATCTTTAACAGTTGCAGCACCGCTATTTGCAACCTGGTAAACAAAAGCATTGTCAACCCCTCTTAAAGTATTCAATCGGAAATCACTAAAAAAACTTAAATCAGTTTTACTAAATGTATATTCTGTTTCGTGTTCAGGGTGATTATGCGTTACAAAAGCATCCTCTAATACTGCTTTGCCTAAACATTCAGGATAGACATGTCCAGAAGTTCCTATGACTTCATATACAGAACCATCTTTTGCAATTACAACCGCTCGCTCATGATCATAATTCACAAGGCGTTTCTCATAAGCTTCTAACACTTTTATCTTAGTATCAGGATCAGTCTTTGTCAACTTACCTCGTTGTATGATATCGGTGCTTCCTTGTTCTAGACTATTGTTTTTGCCTGATGAAAGTCCTTTGCTAGTTTGCTTTGAAATAATCTCCCTGTTCATCTGCCGCTTAAGCTCTGGATGTGCTTTAACAAAACTATCCTGCCGTGCATTCCACTCTTTCACCTTTCGGCTTTCTTTTGAGTGGTCTTGACCACCAGCTTTTTTAATATCTCGCCGCCGCTTCCATTCGCGGATCATACGTTCATTGTAACGCTGCTGCTGTTCCAATTCATAAATGCGGTTGTTCTCTTCAGTGTCAATGGGCTGCTCAGTGTATTCAATGCCCATCTCTTCAAGGGCGATCCTAATACCATGCCGGCAGTTCCAGCCACCAAGTCCTTCACCGGTGCCATAGCCTGTACCTTCTTCAAGGCTTAAATAGCCCTCGACTGGTTCACCCACATAGAATGTTTTACCTTGCCACACCTCATGGGTAGGTCTTGAACCTAAGTGCTGGGTAGTTCTCACAAGGTTCATTCCCATCTTAGATAGATTTGCCAGCTGTGTTTCGATAGCTGTCTTGTTTACACCAGTTAAAACCGCCCTGCGGACTACGGTAGATACCTGCTCATGCTTGCCTGACTTATAGGTGAATGTCTCCATGCCTTTACTGGCTAAGTCGTCAACCACTGATTTTATAGCTTCTGTGTAAGAGTAGGCACCTGATCGTACTTTAAGATAAGCATTGTCTAACGCCCGCTCGTATGTCTTGCTGGCAGCGCCTGCCATTGATTTAGTGATGTTTCTCAGTTCACCATTCGTTTGCCGAATACCCTTCAGCATGATATCCCGCAGCTCTCCGGTGTCATAATTAGCATTGCTGAAGAGATCATGCTGCTTCAACATTTCATTGTCTGAGTTGATATTTAGGTAAGAAGTATCATTGATTGCCTTTTTGACCTTTTTCTCACTCTCTTTCAGAATGGCTGCTATCTTTCTAACAACGGCATCTTGATGCAAGCCTAACTCATCAAGCTTCTTCAGTCGATACGCTGAGGTAGGTGACAGCTTGAAGTCATTCATCACTAATCGCTCAGCAATATCTTTCAAAATGTCTGTTTCTAAGTCATAGAAAAGCCGCACCAGTTCATCTGGCACTTTCTGCAGTTTGACAGGATCAAGCATTATTCAGCACCAGGGAACTTGATTTCCTCATCTTGCTGTACCATGCCTTTAGCTGTTTCCTCATCTTCACCGAAGTATTTAACACGATACTCCCACTTCTGCCGGATACCATCGCGTATCTCCTGAAGGAACTGCGCCTTTTCAGCGTCAATATCCTGAAACATGGAATCATCGAAGGTGATCGTTACCTTAGCTTCTTCGTTGACCTTCTCACCAATGATATTCCGGCCAAGCCATAAGATCGATTTAACCAAACCCTTCAGGACTTCTTCGATCATGACGCGTTGTTTTGCAACCGATTCAGTCAAATCCTTGTTAGATAGTTTTGACTGGGTGGCTGTGGTCATAGTCCTGTCATTAAAAGAGTATCGTGACTGCCCGAAGCCAACATTCGCAGAAAGGATGTCTAAAGCTGTCTGGATTCCTTCCTTGTTTTCAGTGATCCTAAGAGCTGGGTTGTATTCTTGGAAGAGCTGATTCTCATTGGGCATCTTCTGGCCCATTGAATAAAAGAGCCTTGTCTCCATCGTTTCTGATAGATTAGGCTTACCGTCTTTCATTGAGATAATGTCTTGATTCATGAATACTCTCTTACGCCCTAATACAAAGTCATAAACAAAGTTGTCATAGGCAATATCACAGGCAGCCAACTGATCCAGCGAATTAGCATACACAGACAAGCCTAGCGGGCTGTTCTTGTAGATGTTATTGGCTAAGTTAGGCTTTACAACATAGAACAGCTTGCAATCAATTTGAAATTCTTCTATAAGTCCTTCAGGAACCGCAACCTTGACCGGCTTCTCCTGCTCATAGTTGTAATACTCATTCACCACTTTATATCCGGTTGCTGTGAGTAAGTGCTTTTCCAAATATAGATGTCGTTTCCCATTGAGATATTTCACAGAACCGAAAGCACACTCCGTAATCTCTCCTTTATCCCATGACAGAGGATAGATCATGGCAGCATCATCGATATAGGTTATCTTAACCTTGCCACCAATCAAAGTGCTGCTCTTAAGCTGTGCATCTTTTACTCTCAGCACGAAAGCCCCGGTGCCGGCAGCATAAGCATTTTCTACCAATAAGTTTGCATTCTCCCAGAAATGATTATCACCTAAGACACCTTCATTCTGTTCCACAGCATCACCGGCTAAATACTGCTGTGATACCTCATCGTCCACATTGATGAGTGTCTTGTTAGTGAGCAATAAATTAGCCCAGTCCTCACTGACCTTCTTAGCCATGTTCATCCTATATCGCTTGAATGTCCGAATGCTGCCATCAAGAATCACCTGTGAATAGTCATGAACTGAAGGCACATAACCTTCCCACCATTTCTTCCATAGATCGACATATGAATAATAGCTTGCCAGCTCATTAGATACGCTGTACCCTTCGTCTCTTAAAATCTGTAGTATTGCGTCCATCTCATCACCTCCTATTTAAATGCGCCAAAGTAATCAATAAAAGATGACCAGCTATAAAAGTGGCCATCGAATGTATCGACGTCAGTCGTAAAATCGTCCAATATCGTATCCTCATGCTTTTTCTCGTCGTATAACGCTGTTGATAAAGCATCCACAACAAGCGGTACTTGCCTGAAGCTCATACGGTGAGTGTTCAGCAGCACATGATAAGCAAGGATCCTTGTCTTACCCTCAACCTTGCGGCTATCTCTCACTTCAACCATAAAGCCGGCATCACGCATATACACCCGAATACCGTTAAGGATAACCTGCTCAGCACAATCCACAAAGATATAATTAACATTTACTTTATCCTCAGCTTGGATCAGCTGAACAAAAGCTTCCAGTCTTTGATAAATCGTATCCGGTGATACAATGCCTTTCGCATGCTCAATCTTCTCAGCTCTAAACGTAAGCACCTTCCAATCATGAGTGATCCCTGTTGCGATCAACGTTGAATGGGATCGTGTACCACCTATATCAATACCGATATTGACAAAGCGAAATGCCGGCAGCACACCAATGTATTCCCATGCCTGAGGATCCTCAGCAAGCTGCTTAAAGATGACTCCTTCAGCAGCTACCCAAAGACCTAGAATATAGCGCTGATAAAAGACACCCACATACATTGCCTTGTATCTGTTTTTGATAGCTTCGGACAAGGAGAGGTTATCGTCCATTGTGAAATGCAGGTAGATAAGATGTTTCTCCTCTTGCTTATCAATCCAGTTGAGTTTGAACCAGTGTTTCGGACCATCCGGATTACAGTTGAACCAAAACTTCGAGCCTGCCACAGAACATCGGCCAGTTGCTTGGTTAACGAAGCTCTCTGGCATCAAGGCAACTTCATCAAAAAAGACCCCAGCCAGAGTAATACCCTGTATGAGATCCTGTGAACGTTCGTCCTTACCGCCAAAGATATAAAAGTAATTCTCAACTCCATTGTGGCTAACAATAAGCAGATTATCTGCTCGATGATCTTTGACTCTGTAACCACAGCTGATCAGCATCAGCTTCAGCCAGAATAATACGTTGCGCCGGAAGCTGCCAATCGTCTTCCCACACATGCCGAAGTTTTGAGCATCAAAGCATGTCATAGCCCATAGGACAAATGAAAGCGACATTGATACCGTCTTTCCTGATCGGATAGCTCCATCAGCAATGATGCCGTCCATATCCTTTACAGGACTGTTAGGGCACCACCAATTAAGCACCTTGCGCTGCTTTAAGCTGAAAGGCTGAAATTTGAATTTAGTCTTCTTCATGCCAATCATCCTTTGCAGAAGTATTTAATGCTTCTAAAAAACCATCGTTTTCCATATCTTCAGTATCATCAGTTCCTTGCAGCTTAATCGTTTGCGCCTTCAGCTGTGCGATACGAGACTTCTGTTCTTCCGAAGCTGCTTCCCAATCCTTATGCAGCATCTCATCATACTGCTTGATCATTGACCGCAGTTCACTCATTGCGCGGCTCTGGGCGGTCATAAACCCTGCCTGCTTATCCCATGCCATTTGCACTAGATAGCCGATTCCCTTTTCTCCGTCGAAGTTCGTCTCTTTCGTCATGTCATCATGATCCTGAACCCACATGATACGCTGCGCCCTCAATATGGCTGCATACTGCAGCTGAATGTTCTCCCAGAGAATATCTAAGGGATCGAGAGACTTAAGCTCTCCTACGATTTCCTGCACCTCATCAGGCAGCCATTTGCTGAACAAGCCATGCTTCCTTGCATTCTGATTTCTTGGTGGGCCAGTGGCATTTTTATTGCCTGGCTGCCCGCCTTTATGTTTATGCTTGGTTGCAACTTTTTTAGATTTCTTAGGTTGCAACTTTTCTTGTTTCCAGTATCGAGTGGCCCATGACTTGACCGCCGATAAAGTAACACCGACAGCATCAGCTATCTCCTGATATTTTTTGCCTTGCAAGTAAAGCTCATAGGCATGTGCCCGCTGCTCTTCAAAGTTTGGTTTCAAGTCATATCACCACCTTCCTTTCGTCGTTTTGAGTAAAAGAAAAGAGCCCTATAGCTCCTATTAGAATTTAACAAAATATAAACTTTTTTTGAATATTCTAATTATTTTTTCTTTCCAATGCCCGTCCATTGCTAAACTCATGAAATCTGATTCTTCTTTTTCAAGCGTAGTTAATTTTTTTAATTCTAGACAATTATAATAATACTCCTTCTCAAGTTCAAATACTAAATTATTCCTATTAAGCTCTTTTGATAAAAGATATGCAAATAATACAAATAGATACGGAACTTCAATAGCATTGATAAATTCAGTAACCTCTTCTCCAAATAAGTTTAACGTAGATATAAATACCATAACAGCAAAAGCAACGATTAATCCTACAGTAATTGCCAAATCTACAAAAGCCTTCTTTTTTTGATAATTCAACTTTTTTCGCAAGTAAGAATTTTTCTCACGTAGCATTTTGATTACTTTCTCATTTTTTTTATTCATCATTCTCCCCCTCCCTCTTACATGCTATTTATTTTACAACAAAAAATGTAATAATAAAAGCACCTATGATATGCATAGATGCTCAAACACATCAGGTTCATTAGGATAGCTACCGCTACACAGCTTTATATTTGTCACTTATGTCCAATGACTTCAATATTACTTCATCAGTACCAGAATTAGGGTACTGTTCTAAATATGAAATCATTTCTTTTGCACCCTCATCACTTCCAACATAACTCAGCACTCCTGTAATGAATTCATACTCGTCATATATATCGGGTACTTTTTTTAACATTTCCTCTAACATATTGAACAATGCGCTTTCTTCCATACGTTCACACCCTTTTATCTTCTTCTGCTAATTATAATGTGTTTAGCTATTATTCTGTAATTATTATATCCTTTATTTTCAAACGTGTATACATAATCTCCAATGCACTTATGAATAATTTTCTTGCTGTCGTAATCTTTTCGATACCAGGTATTGATCTCACTCATTACATGTGCGTACTCATCTCTCGGAAGGAGCAAAGTTGGCCTTTTAGAATAACTATAATGCTCAATGACCGCTTCTTGAATTTCATCATATTCATCAATGGGTATATGTACACCATTTTTTGTTATCCACCGCATAACATCCTCCTTCCAACATAAAAAGACGTCTTTCGACGTCCTAATTAATTTATGAAGAATCAGCAAGGTGAGTATGGGTGGGGGAGAACTTTTCCTTGCTAATTCATACTATCATAATAACACAGATTTTCGGTTACATTGTCGCAACTTAAACTTTAAACGATTTTTTCAATGATTTTATTAATACGTTTATACATATTTTGCCTATTCATATGATATTTATCAGCGACATGCTGATGATTTTTTTTATCAATGTATACCTCAACGATTATTTGCCTATCTACTGGGTCAAGTATCTTCATCAGCTTAGTATTAACAGAATTAATCTTATTTATACATTCATTTCTCTCCTTGATGATTTGATCTTGTTCCATAATCAAAGCTAACTTGTTTGATTTATATGGATCGCTTGCGTTTTCACACTTTGGCCCATCATTTCCGTTTGGGCATCCTAAACCATTTAGCTTTACATCTAATTCTTCTATTTTTTCATTGCACTCAAGAATTGTTTTTGTGTAATAGTCATTGCTTTTACAATCTCTTTTAAACTGCTCTATTTTATCTTTATCAGTCAGCATTTACATGACTTCCCTTTCGTCTTTCAATATGCATTTCTGGCCCTGTACTTAATTGGTTATTACATACTCCTGTGATCAACAAGAACAGTAACTCCTCTTGATCGTCAGTCAGTAAGAGTTCGGCTGCTTTATTTTCTCCTGTTTCTAAAAAGATAATATATTTTGGATTTTTAATTTTGATCATTTCCATCGTCTATCACTCCTAGCGCTCATAGCGCTTAGCTTTTTCAAAATCTTCAGCTGTCACGTAATCTCTAACCATATGCTCAGGCAGAGACAAGCTCTGTGGCTTATTTGCACCCCAATCAAAGTAAGCAATCAGATAGTGTGGCTCTCCATCAACCATCTCAACCATTTCAACTCGATGGCCATTAACATAATCGCCTTGTTTAATCAGCGTCTTCGTCATCTTTATCATCCCCAAAATTATCAACTGCCAGCACTAGCGCATTAACTATAATTTGCAATTCAAAACTATTTTCTATCAACGATTTAAAAATTTCTTCAAAAGCAAACATTAAATCAAACATATCACCTTCTAGTTGGATTTTATTTGTACTATGTTCATCGTCATAATCAATTAATATTTTAGCCATTTTTATACCTCCATTTAGTATCCTGATAGCTTATAACGCTTTTCCCACTTCTTCACAAAATCTTGAGCTTCAGGATCAAGCTGACAGTTATTCTTTCCTCTAACCTGAATAACTTGCCTTCTTCTTAATTCCAAAGTGTAAAGTGGCCGTTCTTCATGATCCTTTTCTCTGATGAAAAAGATTGCTGTTTCTTTTCTACTCATACGTTCCGCATAGCTGCGGACACAGTGATGTAATGTTTCACTTTCATTGATCAACTCTTGTTGTGATTTTGCCGGCTTAATCACAAATTTATCATCTTGATAAATATACTTTTTCAGCTTCTGATAAAATTCATCAAAACCTTTTTGCAAGATTTTCTTTTCGTTTTTCTTATGCTCCTCAAAGACTTCATCATGAGCTTTATGAAGATCTTTTGGATAAAGAATACGTGTATCATATAGGGGATATCCAAGTTCGACACACCATCGTAGGTAATCAGCATAAAGGTAGTGGTTAGTACCTTTACGATAGACATGCTCGCAGAATTTTTTTTGCTTTTTTATTTCATCAGGCAAGAATCCATAATTTACTTCGACGACTCTGATACCCTTCAATTGTTCATAAGTTGATATTGAATACTTTTTTATGTGCCTTATGTCTATGATTGAAACTCTTCCTTTCTTTACATAAGGTTCCCAATAACGCGATATACCAAAGATTTGCTCAAAATTTTTACCTTTTAGATTCAGATAACGAGCGGATGCCACCATTGAGTGATACCCTGCTTTTACCAGCAGCTCTATTTTCGGGCGATCTCTATACAAATTAACATAATCAATGATACTCATATTTCTTTGCTTCATGTACTCATCATATTGGCAATACTTTAATCCAACTGTTTCTAGTACAGCTCGGCTATAACCTTGAAACGGTTCATAAAAATAATTCTGACAATACTTGCCTCGCTTCATTTCTTTAAATTTGCGATTCAGCAGTATATGTATCGATGTATCTGTGGAATCATTCCAAATAAATCGATCGCCACTAAAATCCATAAGACAATAAGTATTTCCCTCAATTACTCTTTTGACTTCTCTAATAGCAAATTTATATCTGTCTATCCTTGAGCTAATCCTTTTTTGACATTTAAATGTTCTTGAAAGCAATTTACCTTTATAGTTTTGAATCACGTCATAAGACAATTCCAAATAATCATTTGAAGAATTGACATCTGTCTTAACAAACTTTAATTCTTTACCGCAGCTAGAGCAATGTACTTGTTCACCATTTGTATATCTTTCTACACGATGAGTAATATCACCGCATTCGCTGCATTTAAAGTACCACTCTTTTTTATCCTTCACTTTACCACCATAAGCACTTTTTAAAACAGACATCTCATTCAAGCAAAATTCAACGATTCCCTCTGGCAGTGGTAAATCAGCTTGAGCCAGTTCCTGCAACTCCTCAGAGTTCTTTCTGCAAGTCATAACAGATCTCCAAACAGGCTCTGCTGGCCTTCACATGGTTTATCTTTTTTACCGGCTCTGATTTTCTTAATCCCCACTTCCTGAGCTAACACTTCTACCTGCTTTTGTTTAACAATAGGTGCCGCTTTCTTGACCGTATTATTTTGACTAACTGCTGTATTGGCAGATACATTGTGATTAATTTTTATATCATCCTCATCATAGTAGTGGACTGCCCAGCCATAAACTGTATCATCATCAATCACGGCACAATTACCTGTCTTACGCTTAGATGCTTTATCGATTATGTATTGCAGCATTTCATCAAGTGATTTCTTAGGGTTATCAAGTTTATCCTTGATGTCATCTCTGCTTAATAGATACTGAGCAATATTTTTGATTGTGGGATTTGTACACTCAGTCAATTGCTTCGCAAATGTCATCATGTCCACCTCTCATTTTCATTAACTGAAAACCTTGTTCTAAAAGTTGATTTTTATAACCGGTCGGATGCTGTGAGTATTTTTTGAGTGGTTCAATGATTTCTTTCACATATCCACTTTTTTTATTTTCCACTAGTGTAATAATTTCTTCGGATGTACTTCCGAAATGTTTTGTGATAACTAATCCATCTTTTTCCTTTCGCATGATCATGATTTTATTTCCTCCTAAACGATTTTATACTCCTCAAAAACCCTATCTTTATTGGCCTCTGCCTCATCTCTAGATTTAAACAGCCAACCGCATTTTACAAGTGCTATATGCCCTAAATCTGATGAGTCGAAGTAATCATTAAATACATTTTTTCTAGCTCCTATGTACCATACTTTGTCGCCATCCTCAGGTTTATAATGATTTGATTTTTTATTTTCCATTTTCTGAATCCCCCTTAAATTGCATCAATGCAAATGTATATCCCCGGCACTGCCGCCCAGAATTTTTCAACAACTTCACTGCAAACTAAAGCATCATCTACCCAGTAGCCACAAGCAGTCATGCAATCCTTAAGCAGCTTCTGCAGGTTATCCGTATCGGGTCGAGTGTATTTGTACTCTCCGTCTTTATGCTTGCCGGTAATGGGAAAGCACCACTTGGTGACTAACCGGACAGGGCCGGTATACTTGTCAGCCGGTTTATATCGTGCCAGATTAGCAATCAACTTTGCTCTGGCTGCCTTGACCTCAGGCGGATCATAGAACCGCCCCTTGCTGATCTTGTGTTGCTGAGCCGTTGCAGTGGGTGGCACCATCGCCATGAAGAACTCAGTCATGTAATTGTCCCATTGCCTTTAATGCACGTTCCGTACAGGCTGCTTCTTTGACAACGCCTGATCGCAGACTATTTCTAAGCGTGTTGCTTTCCCAACAATCGCAACCGCAGACCGGGCACTTCTTCATGACCCATCCTCGATCTCTTGGCTTAGGTATATTTGTTACCAATGGCATACATGCTATTCTCATACGTTACACTCTCCTTCTTTTTACTTCTCCTGTCACAAAATCCAAAGGGTGTGGCTGTCAAAAGTGGGTGTGTGTCATAACCCCCCTCTTTAGAGGGGGTTATGACACCCCATTTTTTGACACCCCACCGCGCCATTTAGATAGGTGTCATTTGACACTTTGACACCCTTTTTGACACCTTGATGTCACATGTCAAATTATGTTTTTTGACACTTTGACACCTTCCTAACCATACCCTTTCTATCTCTCTCATACTTCGGATTTGCATCAATCAGATCCTTCACGTAGTTCCTGCTTTTACCGATATGGGCAATCAAATTAGAGATAGATACTTCACCGGTTTCTGCACTATCGCAAAATGTAAATGCACTTTCTAATTCAGCTTGCTTTTTCATTTGCTTATCTTCGACAGGCACCGACGTGTTTTTTTTCTTGCTGCGATAATTAGTATCATCTAACTGGATGTCCTTAAGAGTCCCGACTCGATCTACACGGTGTACCGGATAATCAAACCACAGATTAATTGGTGCGAACTTAGGAAACTCTCTCAGCGTTCCTTCAATGCGCCATGCCGTCATCGCTTCAACCTTTTTACGTACTTCAGCAACTTCTTCGATGATGCTTTCATAAACTTCCTTTAGATTTATACGGCAGATAGCCAGCATCTGTGTTTCGCTGCATTCATCGTCTTGTGATACCAAATCTGTCTTACCATATCTTCTAAGCCAATCCATACACAGACGACAGACTGCTTTATTCGATTCCTGCTTGATTAAATCTTCACTGATCTCCAACTCTATAAGGTCAAGAAGCGCATCAGGATCACGTGCAAACACTCCTGAGCCACTAGCTCTATCCATTGAACGCTTACTGCCTTGACTACCCTTACTATGATGATGACAGTAGATGACGGCGCAGCCTAACTCAGTACATACCTTGTCAAACTGGTTGCAAAAGTTGGCCATTTGATCAGCACTGTTTTCATCACCTGTAATGACCTTATAAATCGGGTCAATCACGATGGCTATATAATTCTTTTTAGCGGCTCTTCTGATCAACTTGGGAGCCAGCTTATCCATCGGTATAGACTTCCCTCTAAGATTCCAGATATCTATGTTCTGAAGGCTTTCTGCCGGCCACTCTAGCGATGTATAAACATCCTTAAATCGGTGTAGGCAGCTTGCCCGGTCAAGCTCTAGATTGACGTACAGCACCTTGCCTTTTGCGCAGGGCCAGTTAAACCACTTCTTACCCTCCGCAATCGCAATACACATCTCTATAAGAGCAAAGGACTTACCAGCCTTAGATGGGCCGGCAATCAGCAACTTGTGCCCCTGCCGCAGCACACCATCAATAAGTGATGGTGCCAGCGCAGGCAAATCATTCCAATACTCATTTAAACTCTCAGGCTCCGGCAGATCATCATTGACTGATTCAATCCACTCTTGCCATTCGTTCCAGCTTTCTTTGCCGATATTGGTATCCATTAAAAATTGCTTTTTACCGTTCCGCATGACACCAGGCATTCTCGATAACCGGCTTGGGTTTTTATTGGCCGTATCAATTTTAAGACCGTTTTTTTTACAAACTTTATAAAGATAATCAACACGATTAACATATTCAGAATGATTTATAGCTTCAATTTTAACTATTGCATGGATACTTTTTTTACCGCTATATACAAGACATGCTACTGGCAATTCAAGTTCTCTGATAATTGCGTTCTGTTTTTCAAGTTCTAAGTCATCAGACTCAATTAGTGCATATTTGAAACTAACTACATTTTCATCTTTAATCCCTTTTCCATCCATAGGATTAAATCGTATCCATGCCCCTGCAATCTCATTGTAATCACCTAAGACGGATCCAATGTCCCCCTGGCATTTGTTCAGCAACTCAATCAATTGACCAGCAGTACGATCTGATACGCCTTTCGATGGCATGTATTTACCATCTTTTTCCCAACATTTAGTAACATAACTGACTTTATCAGAAGAGTCGAAAAGTGTTTCCAAATATTTGATTAATTCTTGTACTGGTTGCCATCGTGCCGGCTCGACAATTTCTTTGTCTTCAATCCAATCCTTGTCAATGATTACTAACTCATCGCGATATATCGTATCATTCCAATCAAGAGCGTGGCTCTCTGTCGGTTCAAAATTCCACCCTTGATCTTTAGCCAACTGAACAATAGTTCCGCCAGTGACAGGGGTTCCTGCACCTTGAAACGTATCCCATTTTTTAAAACATTCAGCAGCATGATATCGAGCAGGATCGTTCTGGCTCCAGAAATCCCAATCACTGGCTGTATAGCCTTCATGTTTCAATGCCATACCAACATTGACCCATTCCTGATAATTTAATTGTGATGGATCAATGTGCTTTAGAATTTCCAGCAAATCAGTACGTTCCATGCTATTTAATCTCCTTCTTTATAGTCGTGAGGATTTACCCCATGTGGAATATGCCATCCAGCAGCAGCAATACGGTCAATCATATGCTTAGCTGTATCAAACTGCCACGTTCCTACATGCTGAAAACCTTTATTCTCAAGGAACCGTATCTGTTTAGGTGTTGTCAGACCTTCATTGCGTCGCTTATCTAACCGATCCAGCAGCTTCGCTGCCTTACCAGCGTTATCGATCTGATCAGGTAAGATTCCCAGCTTCTCTAATGCTGCTTGCTGTTTTTCTGAAGGCGGTGCCATTTCCCAACCAAATGCAGGCACATAGTTTGATAGATCTTCAGCCTGTATACTCATTTCAAATTGCAAAGGGTCTACTAACTTACGTTTCCGCTGCTTCATTGCCGCAAGCTCTTTTGCCAGCGTTTCTTCACGCTGTTTAATGACATCATTGGCAGCGGTTGCTTCAGCTTCTTCAATATCACACGCGATACCAGGTTGCTTTTCTAAATTCTCTGTCATTTTCTTTGCTACTTCTTCACTCTCACAAATGAGAGATGCTGGATGACAGAGTTCATGTCGTTCTGTGTGCCATAAAAAGTCCAGCAGCAGAAGCTCAGTCTTTCCAGGTGAGAGACGCGTGCCTCTACCCACCATCTGACTATAAAGGCTCCTCACCTTTGTTGGTCTTAACACGATGATACAATCAACGGACGGACAGTCCCATCCCTCTGTAAGTAACATAGAATTACATAACACGTTATATTTACCTTCATCAAAATCTTTCAACACTTTTGCTCTGTCATTGCTTTCACCGTTCACTTCAGCAGCTTTAAATCCTTTTGTATTTAAAATATCCCGAAACTTTTGCGAAGTCTTAACTAATGGTAAGAAAACAACAATTTTTCTATCTTTGCAGTATTTCAACATTTCCTCGGCAATCTGATAAAGATACGGATCTAACGCTGTCCCTATATCACTTACCTTAAAGTCACCAGACTGGACTCCAACACTGGACAGATCCATCTTTAACGGGACCGTAAGTGCCTTGATAGGTACTAGGTATCCACTTTTTATCGCTTTAGGCAATGTATACTCATAAGCAAGACTTTCAAAATATTGTCCTAAGTTGCGCATATCACCGCGATCTGGTGTTGCTGTAACTCCCAAAACTCTCGCTTCACTAAAATGTCCCAACACTCTTTGATAACTACTCGACAAGCAGTGATGTGCCTCATCAATGATGATCGTATCAAAATAATCTTGTGAAAACTGGTTCAAACGTTTCTCTCTCATCAATGTCTGTACACTACCTACAACGATCCGATACCAACTATCACGACATGATTCTTCAGCTTTTTCAGTTGCACATCCTAAACCGGTTGCTTGATGGATCTTATCTGCAGCTTGATCTAACAGCTCACCACGATGTGCCATGATCAGCACACGATCACCTTGACTTACACAATCCTCCGTTACTTTGGCAAATACAATTGTTTTGCCGCAACCGGTGGGTAAGACAAGGAGCGTCTTTTTAACGCCCTTGTTCCACTCATTAAATATAGATTCTTTAGCTTCCTGCTGATAAGGTCTTAATTCCATAATCTAGCCTCAGCCTCTTAAAATTGGCCCGGAACATAACCTTTTGACTCTTCTTTGGGATAGAATTTCTTGATTTCATTATATGTATTTCCGTTATACTCTTTCGGTGCGATTTTACATCTGCCGCTTGAACCTGGAACAGTATTCCAGTTCATACTAAGAGGCTGATTTTTCTTTTTCTGCCCAATGGATGAAAAGAAAGATGATACCATCGGTTCTGTTCTTGTATGTAGAAAAAGGTTATGCTTGATTGTTACTTTTTCACCATCAGGTGTATATACTCTTAGATTCAATATTGCTTTATTACATGGAGGAAGTTTCTCACTTCCTTCATGACGTCCGCGTTCTAAACTTTCAACAACAAAATCATAATCTCCAGCTGGCAAGATGATATATTCATCCGCATCTTTCATAATGGTATCGTTCCATCCTAATTCTCTTTCAATTTCTGACATCTATTTTTTTCCTCCTTAAAATGGTAGTTTTCTTTCTTGCTTAATCATTTCCAATACTTGTGGCCAAGCACCAATGAGTACACCCTTAATAAATTCAGGATCATAATTCTCGATTGGTGTGTTATACGGATAATATCCCTTTTGACTTACTACAGATTTAATCTCATCTGGTAAAACATTTTCTTTCTTCATCAAATCCGCTAGAACTCGTGGAATACCTGCATAATCAATTTCTTCTGCTTTTACTTCCGGTTCTTTTTTAACATCCACGATGTCATTCATATATTGCTGATTAATATCAAATGTTTCTTTAACCAGAGCTGAACTTACTACTGGCTGCACATCAGGCATTGATTTAATCTGTGTATCAAACACATGAGCGATAGCAGCAAATTCAAAAGGAAGTTCCTCTTGTAACCCATGCCGATTCTTTGCATCCCAGCAGCTGTGATGGGAAGTATACATGATCCGTTGGCCTCCCTGAGCCTTGTTCTTGCCCTTCTGAGCGCCTTTGCCATCGACATTGATAACTAATGTTTTGTAGTTAGCAAACAGCACCATATCCGCCCATTCTTTGACCAGCGGTGCTGTCTTTTTCTGAAGCTTTAATTCCCATCGATCATAAGCCCCCAGTTCATCAGGTTGTTCAAACTTGCGCATCATCGCATGAGCTGTAATAACTGCATTGATACCTCGTTCAGTAAGCTCACTCAATAGGTTCAGCAGCTTCCCAAATTCATCAGCCAGATAAACATACCCTTTACCATAGCCAGGATCCTCTATGCCTGACCAATGGTTACGTGCACAAATTTCGGATATACACAATGTTTCGGCCCAATCTGCTGTATCTATTACTAGTGTCTTACACAAACTAGGCGTGTTTATAACATAACGTACTTCTTCAAGTAACATCGTCCAGCTTGATGGTTTAGGCAGTCGTGCTACATCCATATGTGTTGTAGAACCTTCTGTATCAATAAATAGTGGTTCTGGAAACTGTGATGCAAAAGTTGATTTACCAATTCCTTCTGGACCATAGACAACGACCTTTTGTGCTGCCTGTATTTTTCCTCGTGTGATTTCCATTAGAAACTACCTACCTTCCATTCTTTCTTTTCAAACTGCTGTTCAAATTCAGGATTTATGATAGCTGGCTTACCTTGTACATAGCCATCCTCAATAATAATGCTGCATTCATCACCCGTCGAAACTCTAGTGGCAATTGCCTGAAGCCCTTCCTGTTCTAGCCAATGGCCAAACTCATTCATAGTATCCAAATCCATCTGTTCCAATTTATCCAGAAGCACGAAACCACATTTAGGATTTAATTTGCGGACAATCGCAGTTGCTACCTTCAGCTGATCTGAACCAGACATGTTATCCCATTTATAACCTTTATAGATCAGCTCACCATTCTCAACTGATAACTCCGGTAATGGCATATCCGCTTTATTGAGCAGTTCAAACTTTGCATTTCGGAGCTGATTGATCTGGGCTGTCAATGAATCGTATTGATCTTTATAATTCTTTGCATCTTCCTCAGCTTTTTCTTTATCTAAATTGGCTCTTACTTTTCTATTGATTTCATCAATGTTAGCAATACTTGCTTCAAGCTCAGCTGTCGATTCATCTTGCAAATCGAGCGCATCCATCTGAGCAATATTCAAATCGTTTAGGCTTTGATCCAGACTTGCCTTTTTTATCTGAAGCTGTTTTTCTAAAGCAGCCACTTCAGATTGCAATGAAGTAACCGTCCATTTGATCTGTTCTACCTTTTCACGTTTTCTTTGATTATCACCATTGCGTGCCAGAATATCTTGCTGTTGCTTGATCAGCTCTGATGGTGATACCAATTCCTTAGGCGCTTCCTGATAAAACACTTGTTCATCAGCATACTTCTGCTTTTGATCAGCAATCTGGCCGATTGTTCTACGTTGGTTATAAAGCTCATGTTCCTCGATCTCAATCTTAACCAACTGATCACCAACACCAATAATCTTTAATAGCGTCTGTGCCTTTTCTTTACCGGTTGATTCCATAAACTTAGGTAGGTCAATGGCCAACTGCTCCACAAACTCATTGAGCAGCTGCTGGCCACCTTTTCTACCATTAGGATCAGTGACTTTCAGATCACTGTTCTTGCCTTTACGTTCTACGATCAGACCATTAGATAATTGTACCTTTAGAGTCGGTGGCAGAACGGACCCTTCACGCTGAGGTTGTGACGGCCGGTGCTTTTCGCCGCCTAATGCCCATGCGATCGAATCAAGCACTGATGTCTTGCCTTGATTGTTTTTGCCACCTACCACAGTCAATCCTGCCGGTGTGGGTTCAATCTTAACAGCTTTAACACGTTTAACATTCTCAATCTCAAGCTTATTGATTTTAATGTTTTCCATTAATTATGTATTCCTTTCCGCTGCTATCTGCAGCATGATTTCATAAATCTTCCAGCAGTCCTCATTCTCAGGATTCCAAACCTCACGGATCTCTCTGACCGTGTTTCGTTGGCCAACCCAAGGGATACTGCCGGTTGTATACTGATTTAACAAATAAAACATCTGTGCAATGCCAGCATCTTTAGACGGATAACTGCAATAATCGCTCCCGCACTTTATACCGGCTGGATTATTGTTCTGCATCCACATTATTGAACTGCCATTGCCTGTCTCTAAGATCCATGTAGCTAGTGCAAAAGATGGGTCCACATAGTAATCGATCGATAGGATAATGAAATTAACACTATTTAGGGGGAGAGAATATATATTGATGTATCGGTCGATAATGTTTACCGGCGTATGCACGCCATCAATCCGCATGTCTACGCCATTGCTTAGTCATTGGTAATATGATAGTTCTTCTTCAAGTTGGCTGATTCGCAGCTCATAGGCGCGGATATGCTCATTACTGTCAGCTAGATCGCTGATTGCTGTCTGCGCTGTATGCTCTAACTGGTTAATCACGTCCTGCTGGGCGATGATGGTTCGTTTTTTACTTTGGCAGTCTATGTAAAGGGCTAAGCTGCCAATAACCAGCATTAGCACTAAAGCTACTATCAATATCACAGACTTGTTTGTCTGCTTAATATACTTGTACATTGTTCCTCCTTGCCTTTTTAGGCATAAATGTTATAATTTAGTTGATAGATTACTACAACTATCAACTTGGGACACTTTGCTTTGCACGGCTTGGGTGTCCTTTTTTATATGCAATAAATACTTTGATAGCCCTTTATAGATAGCATCTGATTGTTCCTGATTAACACAGTTATCATCATAAAACTCTATATGGGCAGAACCTATATCAAATTCTTTAACTTTCATTTCATCACCTGCCTTAGTGTATGGGCTGTTATTTTTCTTGTGACTATTTACAAATCTTCCTTTATTTAACATTAATCATGATATAATCATATAAAGGAGTTTTATTTATGGACAATTCAACTTTTAACTTTTTCACAATACTAATTTCTCTTGCCTCACTTGCATTTTCATTATTTAATTTTCACAAAGACCGAGTATTCAAGAAAACAACAACAGAAACAGAAATATTCAATGTAATCTCTAACGCTCAAAGTATGCTATCTGCATCCAACAAAGATATGGGAGTTTTTGATGGCGATGATTCACAATTAGGTATATCACATCAAATAGCACATCAATCTGCTTTAAATGGGGTTTTAGAAGCATATAATGATGCATGTTTTAAATTTTCTGTTAATGCAGTACATCGTAAATATTTTTTAAAAACTTACAGAGAAGATATTTTAAATTTATTTAATGACAAGTCATACTCTAATATCATCAACAATGGTAAATTTATTTATCTCCATGAGTTCTACAATAAGCATCATTAAATTTTTCGCATGTTTTGTAATACGGGCAACCAAAAGCATCAAACTTAGCATACGGCGGTCGCTTTAAAATTCCACAATTCTTCACATTAGAGCATTTCCTGCCAAAATTTCTCATGGCTTCTTTTCTTTTGCACATCATTATCATATTGGTAAGAATTAAAAGTACCGAAAGTGCCAATGCTATAAAATACATAAATTCGATAATCATACATCGCCTCCTTTCTATTCAGATTTGAATAACTCATTTGGGCTAACCCTAAGAACATTAGCTATTCTAATGATGTCTTGGTCAGTAACAATTTTCCTATTGTTTAGCAAATCGCTAAATCTCTTAGGTGTATAGCCTGCATCAATAGCCACTTTCTTTTGTAGCAAGCCGCGTTGTTTAATAATTTTTTTAGTATTAACCGCAACAATTGACATGTTATTCTCCTTTCTCATCAAGTTTCTTGATGTTACCTAAAATATACATCATGTTTCTTTATGTGTCAAGATAAAATAATAAAGATTCTTGATGTTTTTGTCTTGACTATTCAAGATTTTAAGTTATTATATAGATATAGAGAAAGAGGTAACCTTATGGGTATAGGAAAACGAATAAAAGAAGCTAGGGAAAGTGTTGGAATTACTCAAGCTCAACTTGCAAAAAATATTGGCGTAACGCCTTCTGCCATAACTAATTACGAAAATGAAACTAGCCATCCAAAAGAAAGCATTCTATATAGCCTTATGAATGCGCTAAATGTAGATGCTAACTTTTTATTTCAGGATTCTATAAACAAAGTTTCTACAAACTTATCAATGGCCGAACAAGAACACATAAAAAAATACCGTAGTCTTGATAACCGCGGTAGAGAGTTAGTTGATATGGTTTTGGACAAAGAATACAGATATGCAACAGAAAGTCCAAGAGAATTCTTAATGCTTGAAGAAGCACCTTATAGACCTAGATATGAAAGACTAGCTTCAGCTGGTACTGGTCAGTATGTATTTGACGATATACCACCAGAGATGGTGCAAATACCTGAAGAATTTATTGATAGCGATTTTGTAATCGGAGTTAACGGTGACAGCATGGAACCGACATATCATGATTATGATGATTTAATCGTTAAGAAACAGCTTAAAGTAAATGACGGTGAAATTGGTATCTTTATGATTGATGGAGAAGCATTTGTCAAGGAATTTAGAGGCGATAGGTTGCATTCACATAACCCTGAATATGATGATATAATGCTTAATGAGTATATGGATATACGTTGTATAGGAAAGGTTATTGGGAAGAGATAGTGGTATTAACGTCATATGACGAATACATATAACATTATAGGGAGGAAGAAAAAATGGGGTTGTTTAACTTAACTAATGAAAAAATCATTACCCTTAATTGCACTATGAATCAGGATAGAGTTTCACCTAAATTTCTTACCAAGAGTATCACACTTAAGCAAAGAGAAGATGGAACTGTTTACTTTGACAAAAACTTAGAACGGTCTTTTACTCTTATTGGATATGAATGGAGCGGTGCAGTCTATCAAAATGTTACTACAACTACTGGATTAGATAACAAGAAGTCAAAGGAAAAAACACACCGCAGAGGAAGAGTAGGAGGTGCTTTTATTGGAACTTTATTATTCCCTGGAGTTGGTACAGTTATCGGAGCTGCAGTTGGTACTGGGAAAAAGACTACTGGAAAATCCAAAAGGAATAAGCAAGAAGTTATTGTACAATCGCAAGAAGAGGTTTTATCACCAGCAATTTTATATTTAATTGACAATACTACTAATGAAGAAATCTCATTAGGTATTGAAGTTAACACAGAATTAGACATGAAAATCAATGATTTGTATTTTGAAGAAGAGGGAGAAGCAGAAACACCTACAGTAGATGAACAAAAGTCCATTGTTGATTTACTAAAGGGGTATAAAGAATTACTAGATGCTGGTATTATGACACAAGAAGAATTTGACTTGAAGAAAAAAGAATTATTAAATTTATAAACTAAAAAATCACCCACTGGCGGCAACCAGTAAGTGATCGGTGCAAAATAAAATTAACCGCTCAGTTAATGTCTTTTTTGCACCCTTAGTATATCAAATTTCATAAGATAGTACAAGGGAGTGATGATATGGAACAGTATTGCCTGTATCTTAGAAAATCAAGAAGTGATCAGGAAGCTGAAGCGCGCGGTGAAGGTGAAACACTTGCCCGCCATGAACAAGCACTCTTGAAGCTGGCTAAGCATCAGCATCTGAATGTCTTGACCATCTATCGTGAAGTGGTATCCGGTGAAACCATCGCTGCCAGACCGATGATGCAGCAGCTGCTTCATGAAGTAGAACAAGGTGTATGGTCGGGAGTCTTAGTCATGGAAGTCGAACGTTTAGCCCGTGGTGATACAATCGATCAAGGCATCGTTGCCCAAGCCTTCAAATTCTCTGATACTAAAATCATCACTCCGATGAAAACCTATGATCCGAATAATGAATTTGATGAAGAATACTTTGAGTTCGGTTTATTCATGAGCCGCCGTGAATATAAAACTATCAACCGCCGACTTCAGCGTGGCCGCACTGCTTCAATCAATGAAGGCAAATATGTCGGCAACATCCCACCCTATGGATATCAGCGCATCAAGCTTGAAAATGATAAAGGCTTCACACTGCAGCCTGATCCACAGGAAGCTGAAGTAGTTAAAATGATTTTCCAATGGTATGCCGGCAATAGCGGTGAACAATTAGGTCCCTCCTTGATTGCCCAGCGGCTTGATCAACTAGGCATCAAGCCTAGAAAGAATGATACTTGGTCAGAAGCGACTATCCGAGGCATCCTGATCAATCCAGTCTACATTGGTATGGTCAAATGGCAGACACGCGCTCAGGTAAAAAAATCCATCAATGGTACGGTAAAAAAGACACGACCACGCAACCATCATCCTTTACTGATTAAAGGACTACATCCAGCTATTATTGATGAGCAGCTCTACGATCAGGTCAGTAATAGATTAGCCTGCTATGCTCCTGCACCCATCAACCGCTCGCAGACCATTCAAAATCCACTTGCTTCGATTATCGTCTGCGCTAAGTGCGGACATAAAATGATACGCCGACCTTATGTTAATAAACCAAGCATGCTCATCTGCCGCCAGCCAAATTGTGACAATATAGGTGCTTCCTTAGAGCTAGTGGAAAAGATGCTGCTTGCAGCCTTGAAGGAATGGGTCAAGGACATGAAGGTATCAACTGATACACTTGATTTGCAGCCAGTCAATACACTCTCCTTAAAGAACAATCAGCTTACCATCATCAGTAATGACTTAAAGGTTGCCTACACTCAAATGGATAGGACCTATGATTTGCTGGAACAGGGGGTCTATTCTACTGAGAAATTTTTGGAACGCTCTAATGCTCTGTCTGAGAAAATCCAAAGCCTCCAGACACAACAGAAGCAACTGGAAGTGGAAATAAAAAAGGAAGAGGAAGAAGTCGCACAACGCTCAACTTACTTGCCTAAAATCGAAAAACTGGTTGATATCTACTGGGCAATCGATGAACCTGGTGCCAGGAACGACCTACTAAAAGAGGTTCTTGACCATGTCACTTACAGTAAGGAAGCGCGCATGAAAAAGAATCACTCAGATGCCGGCTTTACCCTGAAAATATACCCTCTTATCATGCCGAAAAAGTAAGCCAAACAGTTGAGTTTTCCACAACCAAAAAGTGCTTATAAGCCTATGAAATAAGGCTTTTAGCAAAACTTCTACCCTCAACGTGCATACGAATACGCGCATGGATGGTGGAAGTAATATAAACTTAATACACAGACTGTCTGTTTACGTTCATTATAAAAAAGTAAGACTCACCCTTAATTAAGGAGTGAGCCCGTTTGATATAAACTATATAATCATTTAAAGTTACTCATTTTTAAATAACCTTAGAGAACCGCGAACATGAAAAAGCCGTTTAAATAAAGGTATAATAGCTAATAAGCGAACTAAGATGAAACTAAAAGCAAAAATCACAAAGCTGTAAAGCACCACCCCAAGTAAACGGTTTCCGATGTTTAATAAGTAAGTTTGAATGGGGATACATAGCCATAAGGTTATACCATGAATTAAATAAATGCCAAAGGTAGTTTCACCTATATAGTACATAATCTGATTAAATTTAATGGATAACGTTTTTGTTTCGTATAATTGATAGACAATTTGAAAAACACAGATGGCAAGTATAACGCTGGACCAAACACACGCTCTGTCGAGAAGTAAAGTAAAAGATCCAAAGTGTTTTGTTTCAAATATATTGTAGAAGTAACAAAGAATCATTGTAACGCATAATACAATAGCATAGAAACGAATTGGTTTTCGATTTTCTTGGATATGTGTTAAATAGTAGCCTAAAAATAAAAAGCCAATCTCAGGGGTTAAAACCGGCAGCACAAAATAGGGTGAGACAAAGGGGAATAAATGCCATGCACCTAAAAACGGCAGACATGCCATAATCACAAACCATATCGTAAGAAGATATTTAAAATCAGTCTCTTTTAATGCATGCACTAATTTTTGAAAGATGGGAAGCATGACATAAATCCCCATCAAGGTATACAGATACCAATATGCCACAAAGGCTGGTTCATGAATCATAGAAGCAACCCATGAAATTAAAGAAAATTCTCTTTTTTCAATAAAAATATAAACAAATAGACTAAATAAAATAATGACAGCCGCTAACGGAAGAATTCTTTTTTTCCATACACTGAGATAATCTTCTTCCCGCTCAAATAATAAAGCACCGCTGATCATTAAAAAAATAGGTACGGCAATTTTACTGAAGGTAAGATAAGCCATTCCTAATGTTGCTGAGAAATCCATATTATACCCGATAAATGAATCCTTCACCGTATGATTAGCAATAACTAAAAAACAAGCTAAAACTCGCAAAAAATCTATATAATGCCAATGTTTCTTCATATTTCCCCCTGATTGTTAAATTTATTATAAGATATTGACACTTTTTAATCAATGTTTTGTATGTTTATAAATCTGAAACATGTGATTTTCTGTACCTGACTGAGACAAAAGAATCAAACAATCCAGAATATTCCCTTTAATGCAAAAATTTATAAGGATCATACTTAAAATAAAAACGGCTTACCCTCAATTAAGAGAGTAAGCCAATTTTTTATTGATATGGGTTTAAACAAAGACCTGAAGCTGTAAAATTATAAATTTTACCGTCAATTTCTACGCCACCATCACCGCTGTACGCCATTGTTCCTCCATTTTTAATGAAATACCAATCATTACCCGAAGCCACCCATTTGTCACGTACCATAGCACCGTAGGGATAGTCTTTAAAGCGATTATCGTTTAAGAAATACCAGCCCCCGTTATCTTGCAACCATCCTGTTTTCGTTTGTTTGTTTTCTACGAAATACCAATTGCCACTATAGCTGTTCCACCCTTCCGGTAAGCCGACGGATGTAAAACCAACAGGATTATGTTCAATAAAGCCTCTTACTAATTTTACTGTAGGCACATCTGCCATGACCGTTGTACCGTTTATAAAAAATAAATCTTGAATTGGCTCATTACCAAATAGCCCCCATGCACCTGCTGAATTTGCCCTATACTCTGGTCCAGTAGTATCACGTTTCATTCTAGCCTCCATATGAACATGGACTTGTGTATTATCTTTCAAGCCATAGGCACCTTCTCTATAAATCACGTCGCCTTGTTTATATGTAGTTTCAAAATTAAATTCACTGATGTCCTCACAATGGCACATGTACAAATATAAATAATCCTTTTCACCATTCGGAAACAATACTGGTTTAGTTGAAACATAAATCACTCCATTTGCATCAGCCCATGTTTCCATTTTTCTAAATAATTTCATTGTAACTGGAGCATATACTTCGTCGAATTTAGTTCTTCCTGAGGTCTCTCCACCATTATCAATAGCCCATGATCTTTTATGTGAAATGCTATCATCTGTGGCAACACCTCTACTAGTATAGCCCGGCCCCTGTGTACATCTTAAATAATCCATTGGAAAAAGACAGACCTCTGTTCCGTCTGTCGTAGTTCTAGTTCTTTTTTTAGCCATTTTTTTTACCTCTTTCTATTTTATTATTGGTATTATTATATTCTCATTTGCAATTCCTAATGTAACAGCAAGTATTAAGTTAATACTCTCACCGTCAAAAAACAATAATGATTCATTGTCAATTTTGAACCCTCTATAGCAATATAGGTTAGAATCCTTTGCATCTTTACATGAACACATATTCATTTTTTTAACATAATCATTTACTATAGAAGTAGTATCATCAAAACTAAGTAGGTACTGCTTTAGCAGCTCTTCATTATTAAGTTGTTTCCCTGTATCTACATCTATGTTATATACCTTATATTCTGAAAAACCTGAAGCGGTTTCATACAAATAGCGATTGGCTTTTGTTACTATAGACAATACATTATTATCATTATTGAAATAATAATTAATCCTAAAAAAACTCACTGTACGCCAATGGCCTTGATAAGTTTCATCATCAGGATAAAATGTCAATTCGTTAATGTATGTTTCGGCATCCTTATTGATTTTGTCCATAACTTTTCTAGCTTCATCACTATCTATATCTATGATAATATTTTGAGCAACTGGTTCGAAAACAGAATTTAAATCATTATCTTTTAAATCTATTCTATGTGTTTCAATTTTTATAATTTCATTTTCAAGATTTTCATGAGCATTAAATATCTGATCGTATTCTTCCGGCTTCTCCTGTTCCACAGGCTTTTCAGGCTGTTCAACAACCGGCGGTTCTTCTGGCTTCTCTGCCTCCGTCGGGCCTTGCTGAACACATCCCGCTATCATTGCCATTAATAAGAAACTTGTTAGTATTTTTTTCATAATATCCCACCTCGTTACTATAAGTATACGAGATTTATCAGGATATTTCTAGGTTACGGCGGATGACTCCACGGTTTTGATTTATTCATTTTCTTTATCCTTAACGTTTACAGCGTCAACTGCTGCTGATCCCTGGTTCTCAATGAGATGCTTAAACTTATCGACCAATGCGATCAGGAAGCCCGGCAGTGTCATTTCCATCTCGATCAGGTTTTCCAGAATACTGATCAGCTCGTTGAAGATCAGCCAAAGACTCACTAGCAAGCCGAAGAATGTATCTGCTGGTATGATGATTCCAACTTGTTCTGCTACATTAATGATCACCCAATCACAGGCGATGGCTACCGCAACTATGACAGCATAAAGCAGCTTCTTTACGATTCCCCATAAACCCACGGAGGACTTGATTTTACCGTGATAGCCGGCTGATATGATACCGGTGATATAATCTACCACCATGCATAATAAAAGCAGCACAAGCACAGGAAATAGGATTCCTAGCTGCGCTGCTATAATCGTCATAAATCCAACAAACCCAGTCTTGACGATGACTGGGTCCGTTTTATCAAATAAGTTTTTCATTTTCATTCTCCTTGTTTCTGCCAGCCGGCTGGATAATCGGTGGGTGAATATGCATTATTATCTATCTTACTGATATAGACTGCACCATCAAACAGCACAACCTCATCAAGCATATAGGTATCATGCGCACCAGTTGGCTGCACATAAGGTTTTGGATTATGCTTATTCTTTGTGTGCTTCACAGCCCACAGTGCGGGTGTCTGAGATGGTTCCCAGCCGTCTTGACTTGTGTGTGCTTGTACGCATTTGTAAACTTGACCATCAAACTTTCTAATGTCATCGACAGCGTAATCAATGCCAATATCCCAGTTGTCAACCAAATCTTCGCAGTCTATAATCTTTGTGTCATCGTTGGCTGGTAGGAGCTGCTGCCATTGCTTACGCAGCAGTCGTGCTTGTTCAACTAAGCTCATGCCATTTCACCTACCAATACCTTAAATGCATTTTCGTAGTTATCTTCAATAACAGGTTCTTCAGATAAAATGTAGACCTTTTCTTCTTCGGTCAGACTAGTTCTTGCATTGATGTAATCGGCAGTCACCTGACCTGATTTATATAATCTTTTTAGTGATTCAGTTAGTTGTGACATAGGTCACTCTCCTTTCTTTAATTCCTCAGTCTTCCAAAGACGGAGGAGTTTTTATGAGTTGGGGTGAGGTTAAATATGCGATAAATTCGACACTTGGAACAGAAGAATTCACATCACTCGACCAAGTGCTCATAAATTCATTTGGTGGTCATGAGCTATTTACTGAAAGCGGAACTTTTACCGTACCCGCTGGCATTAGTGAAATTTACATCAGCGCTTGTGCAGCTGGTGGAAGTGGTGGGAATGGTTCAGGAGGAGTAGCAGGAAAAGCCGGACAATTTATCATTCGTGAGAGAGTACGTACATTACCTGGTGAAAAGTTTAATTTTACTATTGGTGACGGGAATACTGTAATAACTAGCGATAAATATTCCAAAACATTAATTGCAAATTCTGTAAGTGGCTGTGCCCCTAATGATGTATTAGGATATTGGACGGGGTATAGTGCTCTGGATAGTTATTATACAAACTCAGATGGCGAAATTAGTGTTAATTCTACTTCTGGAAAAGGTGGCAATGGAGGGGCTTTTGGATATGGAGGAGCTGGGGGAAATTATTGCTATGATTTAAGTGGATATAAAAACTACCCTTCATTAGGAGGTTCAAGCGTCAGCTTAATTCAAAGTAATTATCCTGATACATCTCTTCTCAGAAAAGCTAGCTTAATGTGTGGCGGTGATTCAATAAACAGTAGAAGTTCGTCAGGAGGTTCTAATGGTGAAGCCGCAGGAGGATATGGAGCAGGTGGTGGCGGTGCTGGTGGAAGTAGCCGAATAGGCGGAAAGGGTTCTCCTGGCATGGTATTTATTGAGTGGGGAGGACTAAGACGATGAGAAAATACGCTCAAATCCTAAAATCAGACAATACAGTAAACTTAATTGGTGGTGCTGAACTTGGTTTGCCAGTCCATGACCACCCTCTTGTTTACTGTATTGATATAACCGATAGAACCGACACCATAGAACTGTATATGGTTTATGATGCTTCCACTAATACCTTTGCTTATCCTAATCCTGTTCCCGAAGCTGAACCAACTGACCCTATGACGGAGGTAATAGACAAATACACCTTGACCTTAATACAGAGTGACTTACTTAAGTAAATCACTCTCGACAAGACTAAGAGTATAAGCATCTATCGCTTCTTGCACAGAATCAACCATTGGCTGCTCTGGCATATATTCATCAGTCCATTCACCTATGGTTACGTCATACTTACGTTTCATATAAGCAGTATCGAAACTGCTTAATTCAACAAGGTTTGATTGATTTACTTTACCACTTAATTGAGAGATTGCGATGCAATATCCGTCTGCATCTAATTGTGCGTATATGTACATGTTATCTGTCCTTTCTTTTAATAAAATTCTATTACTTGCCATTGGCATTTTATCTGACTATACCATCGGCTTGAATATCTACCTCCTGGAGCTGTCATATATATCCTTATCGTAGAGTTATTAATAAATTCTGCGCGTGGATCAACAAAATATCGATATTCTTTGCTTTCAGTGCTTGGAGTTCCAAATGTTGGGTTTATACCTTTTACTATCAGCACTGATTTCTCAAGGTTAACTGGACTTATTTTATAATCTTGATATCCCCAATCGTATGGTTCATTGTCACCAGAATAATCACCAAATTCTTGATCGATGGTGCCTCGTTGTACACTTTTAACAACACCGATGGCTTCTATCTTATCGTATAAGTCTTTAGTGAACATTGTTGCCACCTAGAATAATTTTCTTAACAGCTTCAATAGACTCTAGGGATACTTCACTACCTATATAGGCAACTTCATACCCCCCCCCATGAAAATTGTTACATTTTTGTTTTCTTGTTTCATTTTTTTACCTCCTAATAAAACTCGATAACTTGCCAAGATACGTTTTTTGAACTACTTGAAGATGTGTGTTGGCTAATAGTAAATGATGTATCAGTTATGTTTGAAATATAAAGACTTGTAGAACAATCATAAGCACCTCTACTATATTGGTAGCCGTCACCTTGTAATAAAATCATTGACTTATTAATGTCTATTTTGTTCATTTTGACTACTATATCATTACCGCTCGTTCCTAGCGAACATGTGCCTCTTTGCACTGATTTTACAGACTGTACCGCATTGATTTTTTCCGTCATTTCATTTAATTTTTTATCTAAATTTTCTGTGAACATTTAATCACCTCATTTCAACGTATAAACAGATATACCTAGATAAGCATCGTTAGTTTCCGTAAATGTACAGCCTCTAATTGCGATAGCGTTAGTATTTGTACTACCTGTTGATGGTCTGCTATAACCTGTTTTACCTGTAAATACAGTGGTATTGTTTAGAGCCATGTTCACCTTGTCACTAGATGAGCTGTAATAACCACAACAACATAAGCCGATAACATTGCCTGATGAAAAATAATTATTTGCACCACTTACACTATCATGACCGCCATTGTATGAATTAGTAAATAGTGTTGATTTCTGCATCGTATTAGCAATAGCTGTAATATAAGCTGTAGTTTCATTTACTTTCTTCAACCAATTAAATAAAGTGCTACTGTTAGTAACTTTAGAAATGCCAGCTAAGGCTACCTCGCTGTTGAGTACCGCTGTCATGGCTACCTCGCTGTTGAGTACCGCTGTCATGGCTACCTCGCTGTTGGCTACCGCTGTCATGGCTACCTCGCTGTTGAGTACCGCTGTCATGGCTACCTCGCTGTTG